GCAAAGAGTCAAAGAAGCAGTTATGTAAATGAGTAGCATAGAAAATTACAATGGCACTTGTAAGCCAGATTCAATATGTTTCCTTTTTGACACATACAACGATCAAACTGGTATGTTAACTGTGGAGCAACCACGTTAAATGTTGCTTATAAGCATAGCCTCAGATTTGTCGGCAATCAAGGAGAAGAAATTTAACATGAAATCGATAGAAACCGCTATAGTTAACTACATGAACCGTGAAAATTACCGCACAATATGTGGTCAAGTACCATATCGCGTGTAAAGTTCTATGGTTCTATACGATACGATGGTCACAAGTAATCCAGCAGACGCAATTGAATTTTTCATGGACAATTTCAGGAACAGTAAATTAATATCCTTCGACACGGAATTTAGATCCGGAGACAAATAAAGGCTGTCAGCAATACAAATTGCAGATTCAGATACTTGCTTAGCAATGCATGGTCCATTAGTTGGATGTGTATTACAAAAAATAATACCATACTTACAAAACCAAAAACCGACAGTATAAGTCTGGGCAGAATCATAAGAAAAGAGAATGACGTCTGGTTTGTTAGACAATATCATTGTTGATATGCAAACAAAAGAAATGAAAGACGTACATCACGGAGGTGGTACATGCCTGAAAAGTTTGTCAAAAGCATTGTTACAATGTGGCATAGGTGATCATATATCCGACGTTACTCTTGGGTTTTACGACCAGTATATGTGCAGTGATGGATTATCTGCAAAACATATAAACTATTTATGCTAGGATGTAATGGGATTACATCACTACTGTAGGGTACGCAAATCAAAAGAAATGATGCCAGATTTATAGTAGAATATTATTGTTTATCACAAAAACGACCCCGTGGAGTTTTCTGGTACAGGTTCAAAAACTGTAAGAGAAACGATAACAAGATCGTAGAAAACACTAGACGCTATAAACAAAAATGCACCAGGACTACCACTTGAATAAAAGATGAAGTTGTTACGTGAAGTCATGGCACCAACATTACCAATATTGCCAAGACAGGCGACATCTGACAACCAACTAGATGATAAGTTCGGAACAGACGGTTCAGCGTTTTAAACAATTGCATGTTATAATGGTAACGTGCATTTATAAAGACGCTCAATGGATGCCATAGGGACATGGGCAGCACCATGGTTCCGTAGTATCGGAAGCAGTGGCAAGGTGATATGCCTGAATACTGGCTCAGGCAGAGGCAAAGACTGTGTTGCATAAAGCATATGCTCGTAGTTAAAGGGGCTGTAATATACAATAAATGAAAGCTTCACAAGTTTATTCCCATAACTTGATGAAAAAGGTAAAACTATACCTATCCCTCAACCACTTGTAGTATATAATGAAGATCCAACAGAATGGGCGATGGACCACTTAGTGCAGCATGATTAAGATGGAATCAAACCATGGAAGAAATGGGATATAATAGGAAATACCGGCATTTCATATAAAGATTTAATAGATAGAATTGATGAGATCAAACCACACTTCAAATATACGTATCATGGTTAGGATCATTATATGCCGATATAACTTTACTGCACTTCCTTAACATCATAGAAGGCTGAAGTACGAGGACAAGAATGCCCGACATGGGAGCAGTATTTTACATAAAATGGAGAACCAACAGGCATCAGATACCCTGTATTTGTTCACTGCCAGCCAACAGCATGCGTTTCACATTACCAACATGCATGGGTACATACAACTTCAAAAACTAAAGTCTACGTTGATGCAGATATAACCCATGATGGGCCATCAGAAATGATGGATGTAGATAAATACAATGGTATGACTTACATGGAAGCAGAAAATCTACACAACTAACTATCAATGCGCGGTTAAAATCGTGCAGTTTCATGTTGTTGTGCAGGATGCTAAGGAAATAGAGACAACCATTTATCCAAGCAACTAGAATTGTACATGTTGGCACAAGAACTGTTAAACAAAACGAAGTTACATGAAGAGATGATGAACCTCAGATCAGTACATGACATAACAAAGAAAGGCAACCCTTTTTACGAATTTAAGAAAGAAAAACTGGTCAAAACATTCAACACGAAGGCAAATGAATGTGATTATTGTAGGTTCAAAATGTTAGAATACTTGAATTTAGCATGGTGTAGTTCTATGGGAGACATGGACCCAGTAAAAACATGGAATGAAAAAGTCTCGCGGAAATGTATTCACATACAATCAATGGCGGCGCGGGAGAATCAATATGAAAGAGTCACATCTTGCAACAAGTGGTAAATAGGTGATGATGGTGGCTAAGAATTTGATAGCGGAACAATCTTAGGGGAAGATAGGAAAAGCTTGATGTAACCAGGAGTGACTTACAAAGGACATGCTGGTTACACAGGGAAAATGAAGAATAAGCATGAAGAGTCGATATATGACACAACCACTCTAGACGGATTCACTAAGTATCACGGTGGGCTAGCAAAAAGAGCAGGAACGTCATTCCACACCCCTTAAATCGATTACGAGAAGCTTATGAACCTCAACATCCACAACTATGTCAGATCGGAGTTGAGGCCAAACATGGTAGCAACAGAACAGTTACATGCGTATATTACGCAGAAAGATCACAGGAAATCAAGATTTGAATATAGATTGCCAAAAGTGGTTGGACCAAACAAAACTGTATGCGGAGTTTGCCAAACAGTCACAGACAGTAATGGTAGAGATTGTGTTTAATGTTAAATGCTGCCAATAGAAAAACGGCCAGTTATATTGCAATCGATGTGCGATTAACGCAACCTTAACTTATAATCAATAGCCAATCAAGTAAATGTCTTAGCGTTTGATAAGGACAGACCTGGTGTTTGTGATCCAATTAAAACAGGTGCAAACCAAATTGGCCCTTGTTATACCAGAGGCGGACGCGATGGCTTAGAAGATGATGCTATTTCTGTACAATGTAAATGCGCAGCGAACGTTTATGCTTCATCGTTAAGAACTTGCAACGGTGCAGCAGGTCCAGTGTTTTCAAGACAAACCCAAATTGAAAGTATGGTTGACGATTTTGCTATATTTGCAAAGAAATACATGAAAGATTACATACTGGAGCACGGTTTGGAAAGAATTCAAGATGGTGATTATGATCTCAATGACATTGCAGAACGCGCACACAGATATATTGATACTCAAAAACAACCATTGAAGAAGAAATAAAAGACACGCGATGGCATAAACTAATTGCTAAACGATGCTCCATTAAAATCAGAATGGAAATGCATGACGAAATCGGAAGTGTTAATGTTTGATCAAAGAAGCAGATTTGTGTGTTACTAAACTGGTGGATCAAAAATCACCTATGGAATATATGACCAAATACAAGACATAATGAAACACCACCCAAACATGATCAAAGGAAAAACAACACCACAAATATGCGACCAAGTAGCCAGTGTTGCATAATTTTAAAGCATCACTTCCGTAGATTACACTAGCTACGATTCATCCTAGACTGGCAAAATATGCTAAATAATGGCAGAAATTTTGGAAGAAAAGATAGGATCTGAACAAAGACAACTATGGGAAGCATGTTTATGTGACCCATCAGAAATTGAAGCAACATTTTCGTCCCTCAAGATATCAACTGATACTCAGTTATTCTCTGGTACGATTGACACGTCAAGTAGAAACGCAATATTGAATGCAATCGGGATTGAATGGGCAGCATCACGTCTTAAACTAAGGAAAAGCATAGATTATGATTACGTAGTTGAAGGTGATGACAATGTTCTAGGATGTATAGACGATAAAACAATGGCAAGTATACAATTTCATATGGCATCACTCGGGTTTAATGCGAAGGTGGAATTATGTGAAAGCTTTGATGATGTCGTGTTCTGCAGTATGAAAATGCGTGTATACACAAAGATGATTAACGGGAGAAATGAGCAGGTATTAATGCATTACAAAAACCCTGAATCAATAATGAGGAAGTTTGGATTAACAACACAAAGCACGACCATTCATAATGCCTATGAGTCAACAACAATTATGTTGGCGAAATGTGACGCAGTCATAGACCAATTGGGCAATACACCATGTGTCAGTAGGTACATAGACGAAGTTAAATTCTAACTCAGAAAGATGTGCCCAAAAGCATGTGAAACAATTGAAATTCGCAGAAGTAAATGGCTCAAGATGCTAGAATTACATCCAGATGAATGCAAAGACGCACTAAGAGGTGTATCAAAGAACAATACTGGTAAACTAACGCAAATACAACGATTGGCGACAAGACTAAGGCTGTTTGATGCATAGCAAGGTCAATTAGACTATGACATGATAATGACATAATTTGACCATGAATGGTTTAGCGAAACATATGGAGCAGATTTTGACCGTATGACAGAATATGTGAAACAAAATGGAATATTTGCAGTAGATGACCAACATAAATACCCTACAATATTCCACTCAGTTAACAACGACAAAATAAAACAAATGACAGATATCGTGCAACCACGTATAGTCAGAATAGAACACGGTGTAGACAATGAGGGATACGCACCATAATAACATACAATATAACCTCAAACAAGGAAATCATTATTATTGTTAGTGTCTATTTTAGTCGAATGGCCAGTACATGTCCAGCAAATAACTGCAGTATAAGTACAGCATAGCAAACTGATTTCACAAATGACATCTTTAAGTTAATTATCAACTGATTTAAGGGAAGCATTACAGCAACAGGACCCGTACGCGTCCATATAAGCCGTACAATCTAAGTATAGAACATTATTCTCAGCTTAATAGTTGTTCTATGACTCAGGTAACGCGAAGAAGAGAATTTACTCCAAGATCATGGCGAATGATAGCACGGATCTAACAACAATGGATCGTCCTCTTCTATGCCTTGAAGTAAATGAAGAAATGTTCAGATAGGTGATTTCCAACGGACTAGCAATTTTGTCTGTTTTGGCGGAAACATATATTCCTCTTAACATTTCTTAACGTATCGCATCTTTCACCAAAATGGGAAGATCCAACCCTGCATATGCATAAGGTGAGGTAGCGAAACGAATGACAGCCCACAATCAAAAACTTGGGCTAAATTACATAACGTCTGCTGGTGGTGGATTTGTTCTAATTGGTTACAACAGTGACCCACGTAGAAAGAAATAGCAATTCGGAACAAATTCTGGTATCAGATCAGGGCAACCAAACAACAGTTCATATATTGGTTTCCTGTAGACTGCATACAAGATTTACGCAGAAGACGATTATGATTACTAAGCAGCATTTGTCCCACAAGTACTAATGAACAATGGCAACAGAGCATTGATGGGAAATTGCTGTAACGTAGCTTTATCTTGGTTTCAGACTGCATGGACAACAGACGCATTACCACCTAGGGAAAGCATGTCTAAACCATTCGAAAATGTTGACTATCAAATTAGAGCTTAAGATCAAGCAGTGTAAAACCAACCTGACATGGTTTCACTGAATGATGCAAAATTGCCAGCAACTGGCACGAACAATATTGAATAGGAATATTATAACGATGACTCATTCCTACTTCCCACACCAATGGTTACTCATAAACACTATGCTAAAGAAAAAGAAGAAACAAAAAGAATGGGTGTAGATGCAGATGAACCTTTCTTGGAAAGTGGTGCACAATTTCAAAGGCGGTGGTAACGCGAATCCGCGGAAAATTTTAAATCACCCGGTGATTTAGTTGGTGTCAAAGTAGGCTAAGTATACAAAACATTGGCAAACATACCTGATCTAATGAATATGATTGCGGATGAAATAACACCGATTAATGACAGGAATTATGCATGGAGTATCGTGAGTCCATTTAGCTACGCTGCACAAGGTTGCAGGATTCCTTCTGTCACATCAGACAGAACCGTAGTATCCACGTAGTTTAGTGATTTAGGTACTTTCAAATTTGAAGATTCCTAAGATCCAGATTTTAAGACTGCACTTATATTGTAGGTAACCAATTATCAGGCAATAGGAGTAAGCGGCTGGATGACCATCGCAATAAGCGTCACTGATGCACCAGGATTCTTAACTGACACACCAACACAAGTTCAAGGTGTATTAGCAGTATCATCAGCCCCAGGATTAGAAATCAACTAAGCTTAATATGACACGAGTGTCATCAAAGTATGTAGCATGCCTGGTATGCCAGGTAGAGCGAAATTTGCCCCAGTAGCAGACTACGCGCAATTATTTGCAAATGTAAGACTAGTAGCGGCAGGTGACCGAGTTTTCAAAACGTCGGCATCAACTACCGAGTCTGGTGTCATCAAAGGATTTTATTCTGATCGAGGTTCGAAGATAAACAAGAATTTCGCGTAAATGATCAACTATTTCTAAGATGACAACACACATACTCGAATTTATGTCGCTGGTGGTGCAGGTCAAGCGATGGGACGCGCAGGTTTCATGTTGGGATCAGTGTACATGCCAGTTACAACGGCAGAATGTGAGATATTCGGTGACATAAACGCAAACATGCTGTCATAGACAACAAGATTGCAAACAGGAGAATATGCACAATTACAACAACAAGGTCCGATCCGCATGATTCTAGAATGTATAGCATATGCAGCACAGCCAGTACCATCATTAATTACCGTGGGAGCGTATCAACTGATCAGCCCAGGGATGTATAATGAAATGGTAGCAAACAACAATTCAATTACCGGCAATGTGTACATGGACAGCGACGCAGTAGCAACTAAACACTGCGTATATAAAGTGTATGAGGGATTATAACCCGACACTACATTCGAGTATCAATTCGTATAACACTTCGAAGGCATGCCAGGTTCAGCAGCGCAATACCTTGAAACGGCAACATGCCCTTTGGCCTAGAAGTATACAGACGCATTGTAGATACTCAGAACGATCGATATCCGTGACTTCAGAACAGGGAGAGATCTGAACATAGATAACCCCTAGAGCGAGATATTGCAAGGTGATGGTGATGATTAAGTACCTCAATGCAGGAGGAAAAACACTGACACATTGTCCGATGAGGGATTTACCGGAGATGATGAAAGACACATGGATGATGTCATAACGCAATTCCTAATTGATGAAAATGTGTGTGGTGGTGATTTGATTAATACAGGCGACTTGATGGGAGGACTATTTGGCAAGCATCGAATATTTGGCAAGAATTCACTTTTCCATAAAATGGTGGATAAGATCAGGTAACACAAAGGTTTGAGATAAAAACTGTTAACTGGATCATCCAAAGTGGGTGAATGGTTGATAAAGAACTTGCTCGGTAAAGTAGCTCCCGGTGTTGCGGAGAAAATCAATGAGGGCATTGATTCACTAACACAAAAGAAGATAGACAAAATTGACTAAGAGGAAGGCGCGATGGGACAAGATATCGCTGCAATCAAATAATATGCAGCATAATACAGCGACTACCATCACGGATCATCGAAGAATGCATAAACCGCAGCCAACGCACGCATGAAACAGCACCCAGCTGATAGCGAGGCAATGCAGTAGATGACATAAATTGATCGAATTTTCCAGGAAGCTGATTTAGGAGATGAATAGGAAGTTGATAAATCACAGTTTAATCAACTAGCCAAGACTAGAATAATACCTCAAACAAGGG